TGAATATGGCAGGAAATGATGTTCAAGGTAAAGCAAAAATAATGGACACCCCAATGGGTAAGATTGCACAAAATCTAATCAGTGAAGGTGCAAGACTCGGTGTTTCATCCAGAGGTATGGGTTCACTTAAAATGAATGATGCAACTGGCATTAATGAAGTACAAAAAGACTTCATGCTTTCAGCAGTAGATATTGTTGCAGACCCATCCGCACCTGGCGCATTTGTAGACGGTATTATGGAAGGTAAAGAATGGATTTGGGACAATGGTATCTTTAGAGAAGAAGTAATAGAACAATATAAAGAGGTAATAAAAAAGAGTAGTGCTAGGAATCTTGAAGAAAATGCGATTAAAGCATTTGCTCATTTCCTATCAAAACTTTGATTTTTTATATATAATATAATCTGAACCTAAAAAGGCAAGCAATTAATGGACGAACAAACCCAAGAACAAGAAAATTTTGACGACACTTCATTGGTGAAAGAAGCCGCTTTAGTGGAAGCAAAAAAGAAAACTGGAGAAGCTAAATCATTTCTTCATAGGTTTATAAGTGCTGGCAAAAAACAGATTAACCAGGATTTAAATCCTGAAAGTTTAGCAAATAAAATCACATCAGGAATTACAAACAAAGTGAAATCCGGTCTGAAGAATTCAGGTCCAGTAAAAAAGAAAAGATAATCAATATCTATCAAGGAGATACATCTATTATGAGAAATGAAGAAATTAACTATAACGACTTACTAGAAGCAGGATCAGAAACTCCAACTCTAGATACAAAGTCCGTAGAAGATGATAAACTCTATCAGAGTGCGGATGGGAAACATGCGAAGTTGGGAACTTCAGAAGTTCCAGCGAAGGCTAACAGCAAGAAGAATCAAGCTTCAATCGCTGCAAAAGCATCGGCCGCTTCCAGTAAAGTTGAAGTTCCTCAACCAATGGGAACTCCAGAGGAAAGAATGGAACAAACTCTTTATGCACTTTTCGATGGAGAAGATTTGACAGAAGACTTTATGGTCAAAACTGCAACTATCTTTGAAGCCGCTATCAACGAACGAGTTTCAGAGATTGAAGAAATTGTTCTAGAACAATACGAAGAACAACTCGCAGAACATATCGAAGAAGTCTCAACTGTACTTGCAGAGAAATTAGACGATTATCTTGGCTACGTTGTAGAAAATTGGATGGAAGATAATGAACTCGCAGTAGAAACTGGTATTCGTTCAGACATCGCAGAAAACTTCATCGGTGGCCTCAAAGAACTCTTTGATACTAACTTTATTGATGTTCCAGACGAGAAATACGATATCGTTGAAGATATTGCTGAAGAAAATGAACAATTAAAAGCATCATTGAATGAAGCAATTGAAGCAAACATTGGACTACATCAATCATTAACCGGTCACAGATGTCAAGAAATCTTCTTTGAAGAAGCACATGGGCTTGTTGACACAGATGTAGAACGATTAGCATCACTATCAGAAAGTATTGAATTTGAGGATGAAGACCAATATAGAGAAAAGGTTCAAATTCTTAAAGAAAGTTATTTTGGAAATGATTCTGAATCATCTGCATCATATCTTACTGAAGAAGGCGGTGACGATTCTCAAGTAAATGACAACCCAGTAATGAATAACTACATGAGTGCCATTAGTCGTCACTCAGACTCAAATAAAATGGTATAAAACTGAGTTTTTATACATAATTCACAACAAAATACTAATTAACCCCAACAGGAGAAATAATAGAAATGAATACTAACACAACACCATATGATCAATTACAGGAAAAATGGAATCCTGTATTAAATCATCCGGATCTTCCAGAAATTGGAGATTCATATCGCGCTAAAGTAACAGCGGCACTTTTGGAAAACCAAGAGGCTGCACTTCGTGAACAACACCTCACAGAATCATCCCCAACAAACTCAATGGGTGGTGGTTTTAGTGTTGGTACGGCAGCACAAAACACAGGCAGCCTTGCTGGTTATGACCCAATTTTAATCAGCCTTGTTCGCCGTGCAATGCCAAACCTAATTGCTTATGACCTAGTAGGTGTGCAGCCAATGTCTGCACCAACTGGACTCATCTTTGCAATGCGTTCACGATATGATACACAATCTGGTGCTGAAGCACTTTACCAAGAAGCATTTGCTAAATTTGCTGGTGAAGGTAACACATCAACAGGTGCCGCATTCAGTTCAACTGGTGGTATCGACCCAACTAGTTCACCATCCCTCACAGGTTTCCGAGCATTGCTCACGAATACCGCAGAAGGTATGGGTTCTTCGGATGGTACTGCATTCCGTGATATGGCATTCAGCATTGAACGAGTAGCAGTTGAAGCAAAAACCCGTGCATTGAAGGCTTCATACACCACAGAACTCGCTCAAGACCTTAAAGCAGTTCATGGTTTGGATGCAGAAACTGAACTTGCAAACCTACTCTCAACTGAAATCCTTTCGGAAATCAACCGAGAAGTTGTGCGAAGCATTTATGTTTCAGCAAAGAATGGCGCACAACACGCAGACTTAAACGCTGCTGGTACTTATAACTTAAATGTTGACTCAGATGGACGATGGAGTGCAGAACGATTCCGTGGTCTTATGTTCCAATTGGAACGAGAAGCAAATATTATCTCAAAACAAACGCGCAGAGGTAAAGGAAACTTTGTTCTCTGTTCGTCCGATGTTGCTTCAGCACTCGCAATGGGCGGTTGGTTACAACTCTCACCCGCATTAAACACCTCACTGGATGTTGATGACACAGGTAATACTTTCGTTGGTACACTCAACGGTAAGATGAAAGTGTATATTGACCCATATAGTGCCACAACAAATGATGCCCGCTCAAGTGATGTAAACTTCGCTTGTGTTGGATATCGTGGTTCTAATCCATACGATGCTGGCCTTTTCTACTGCCCATACGTTCCGTTACAAATGGTTCGTGCGGTTGGTGAAAATACATTCCAACCAAAAATCGGTTTCAAGACTCGTTACGGTATGGTTGCAAACCCATTCTCACACGATGACGGTACTGATGTTATGTCAGATGGAAACTTGGTTTCTGGTAAGAATGTTTATTATAGGTTATTTACTATAACTAACCTTCACGGCAACACCGCATAATTAGTGTAGAATAACACTATGAGAAAAGGGTGTCCTTCGGGGCACCCTTTTTTATTATACATAATATATGGAGAAATACTACAATGGCCTATGAAGGTGGATATACTGGAGCGAAAGCAGGATATACTGGTCCTGGCATACCTGATGTTACTAGAGTTTCTGACCCTAGGCAACCAGATACCAACAATTATCTCTCTAGCAACTATTTCAAATTGGAAATTACTAGACTTCCTTTGGTAACATATCATTGCCAATCAGCGAATTTACCTTCACTTACACTAACCCCAACTGAGCAAGGCAATCCAACAGGAACTCCTATCAAATGGATAGGTGGAAGGTATGTGTGGGAAGATTTTACTGTTAGTTTTGTGGTGGATGAAGACATGAAGAACTGGATTGAGGTTTTTGAATGGATGGAAGATATTGCCATAATGACAGATGTTAAAAATACAATGAATTATAGGCCAAGCTATGAGTTCCATCGCGCCGAGCGAGGCCCTCTAGGCCAGTTGGATGATTACTTTTCAAATGCTCAATTAATAATCACCAATAGCAGTTACAAGCCTAAACTGACCGTGAGTATAACAGATATGTTTCCCACTGCACTAAGTGGCATACAATTTAATTCTACAAATACAGATAATGAACCAGTCATAGCAACTGCCACTTTTGCATACACATACTATACAATCAACAGATTAAAAAATAATGCATAATATTTCTTGATTTTTTGTGTATTTGTTGTATAATATAATAGTTAGGAGTTTATTATGAATCTTGAAGATATTAGGCAAATGGTGAATATTGATGTAGAAATGGATAAAACCGAACTTGATTTGGAATCCATGAAGACGCCACAACTACACAATAAATATTTAATAATCTTTTCAAACGAAAAACTTATACTTGGCAAATTAAAATCTGATTTTAATGTTCTTAGGAAGAATAAATGGTTATATTATACAGGGAAATTGAGCCAAGAACAACTAGAAGATTTTGGGTGGGATACGTTTGACCTAAATATATTGAAGTCAGACATAGACAAATTCCTAGATGGTGATGAAGATTTGATAACTCTTGCCAATAGGATTTTATTACAGCAAGAGAAGGTAAACTATCTGGAAAGTGTGATTAAAATAATCAACAATAGGCAATGGAATATTCGATCTGCTATTGATTGGTTGAAGTTTACAAATGGCACATGAGTGATTTAGAGATACATCAAGACGATACAGTAAATATAAAGATTCATTGCGATAGAAATATTGCCAAAGAATTGAGCCAGTTCTTTACCTTTACCGTTCCCAACTATAAGTATACTCCCGCATATAAAAACAAGATATGGGACGGCCAAATCAGGTTATTTAATGTACACACACATCTGTTATATGCAGGTTTAAAAGACTATGTTAAATCGTTTGCAGACGAAAGAAACTACACCTATGAGGACAAGACCTACAGTACGGCCAAAAAAATAACAAATAAAGATGTTTCCAAATATATTAATGATAAGATAAAACCTTCGTTAAATGGAAAATCTATAACACCATATGAGCATCAAATAAAAGCAATAAAACATGCGATTGAAAATGATAGGTGTTTGTTGTTATCGCCGACAGGTAGTGGAAAATCTTTAATAATATATTCTCTTATTCGCCATTATGAAAGTGTATTGCCAGAGGATAAACAAATACTAGTAATCGTTCCCACTACGGGACTTGTGGCACAAATGTATAATGATTTTAAAGATTATTCTTCTGGTGTTGAATGGAATGTGGATGATAAATGCCATTCAATATATGCAGGTCAAGATAAGGTTACAGACAAAAA